CGTACATTTTAAGGAGTTGCGGCAACAATTCTATCTCTTTTTCATACTTATTAATTTTTTCTTGTGATGCTGCTTGAATTTCTTCAATTCTTTGTGTTGCGGTTTTTGTTGCTTCTTCCTGTTTCCTTTGTGCTTCTGTTAACTTGTTGTATGCTTCTACCTGTTTATTTAATGCTTCTTCGTCTATGGCTGTTATTTTTGCATGTTCACCAATGCCTTCGATTAAAGTAGGTTGAGCATTTGCTAAATCCTTCATTACTTCTTTAAGGTTGTTTTGTGCTGATATATATTCATAAGAACTAGGAGCCAATTCTGACATCGTTTGTTTCAGTTCAAAATATTTCTCTCCAAGTTCGCCGACAGTTTTAATATGCCGTGTAGTTTCTTCGTTGGCCTGTTTTATTTTTGAATAAATAGTCATCCCCGCAGTTGCAACTCCAATGGCGATTAATTTCCAGTATCCAGGGATTGCCGCTGCTGCTTTAGCTGCCGTGGCAGCTGCTCCAGCAGTAGCAGCTGCTGTACCTGCCGTGGTTGCCGCACCGGCAGTAGCAGCCGCTGTTGCGGCAGTTGTTGCTGCTCCTATACCAAACATTTTGACTATTGGGGATATTAATTTAACAATACCGAATATGAGACCAAAATTCATAATTATGCTTCTTGTTGTTTCATCTATACTATTAAAGGCTTTTACAAGTTCTGTTGTAGTTGAAACAAGGAGTTTCAAGGTATCAAGAAGCCCTGCCTCACCTAATGCAATTGCAAGCCCTTCCAAAGCTGCTTTTAAAGATTCGTATTTCTTCTGCAATGTTTCCATTGTTCTGGCGTTTTCACGCATTGAATAGCCCTCGGCAGAAAGTGCAGTATTGACAACTTCTTGAACTTTGCTAAAATTCTTTAACAATGCAACCAAATAGTTTCTTCTATACACTCCAGCAGCAAGTCCGGCAGCTTCGGCAGCTTGAACATCGTTAAACTCGTCAACAGTATCCGTTGCTTCCGCTATAGCTTCGCTGTATAATCCTGCTTCCTTTGCTGCGTCTTCAAACATTGCCTGCAAGTCAAGCCTGCCTTCTACTTCCGGCCATTTTTCAGACAATTCTTCTAATACTTCTAATACGCTTCTAAATTGTGTTTTAGCTTCGTTTGCATAAACCTGTATGCCAAGAGCTTCAAAACCTTTTAACGCTTTTGGTCTCTGCATGAACGACAATATAGAATTAAGCGCATTACCGACTTCACGGCCTGTTCTACCAGTCGCTTCACGCATAACGGTCAAAATAGCTATCGTTTCTTCAAGCGATAAATTCATTAGTTTTGCTGCGCCTGATGAACGGACAAGCCCATCAATTAAGTCTTCGGATGTAATGGCATAATCGTCAGCCACTTTGTTTATCTTGTCTATTGTAGGTATGAGCTGGCTTGCCTGCAAACCCCATTGTGCCATTACAGCTATTAGGCCAGAAGTAGCTTGTTCAGCATTAAGTTCGGCAGTATTTAACGCAAGCAAAGACGCCCTTGTCAATTCAAGAGTATCCGATACATTATAGCCTGCCTGTGCCCATCTTAATGCTATGTCTTGGACAGTGTCAAAAGTCGTGCCAAACTGTATGCCTAAATCAACAAGTTCGTTGCGCATCTCTTCAAAGTTAAACCTTGTATCTTCGGTAACACGGGCAATTTCTGTCATGCCCATTTCAACTTCGCTCATTGTATTAACAGCTTCACGCATTGCTGCTGTTGTGCCAAAAAACATAGTACCGACAACGAACCATGACAGTCTTCTTTCAAATTGCGATTCAATTATATTGAATGGTGCTTTTCCTGTTGGCGTTCTTGTTGGCGTTCTTGTTGGCGTTCTTGTTGGCGTTCCTGTTGGTGTTCCTGTAGTTGATCCTGCCACTCTTTTTCGTTCTAATTCAAGCCTTAATAATTCTCTTTCTAATTTAACTTTTTCTTGTTCAAGCTTATATGATTGTATATCAAGTTTTATTCTTTCCTGTTCAACTCTTAACCTTTCTTCTTCGTATTTGAGTTGTTTAATACTAATATCCAACTGCCTTTTTATTGATGCGGCTTCTTGCGCTTTTAAAGTTACATTTTTTGCAGTTGTAGCATTCAAATTTGCAGCTTGGTGTGCAATTGTTTCTATGGTATTTGCAGTTTCTTGTTGTATTTTATTAAATATATCTAGTTTTTGAAAATTCTGTGTTAAGTTTTCTCCGACATGTTTTGCAGTATTTTCAAGTTTGAGCAAAGCTATATTAACATTATTAATTCCTGTTACAATTTTATTTAACTGCATTAACGCATTTTCTATATCAAAATCAAATCTTGTTCTTATTTGGACAGCATTCATGTCATCTAAAGGCATTTGTACCACCGCCTTATGTCTTGTTAAACCTCTCGGCAAAACCTATAATTTCAGATAATTTGGGTGGTTTGTCAGCTAAACCAACAGGAGTTGTGCTGGCATCTGTCATCCCAAAACCAAACAATCCTGGGAATCCAATTTTAATTTCGATATGTTTCCCGAGATTTTTATGAATAGTTACTATCTGTGGTATAGTCCTCTCGCATATTCCCTCATAATCTAAGCTGGTATGGCATAATAATTCTGTAAAAACTTCTCCCCAATCAGGTTCGTTATCTTCGGCCTCACCAATTTCTTCTGGTGAGGCCAAAGTTATCCCGATATTTTAAACAATGTCCTTAAGAACCGTTCAAGGTCATCGGTATCCCAATCGTCATTGACAGCTTTTTCAAATGACATTGGTTCGCCATTGCTGTCAATCAGCTTCGATTGAAGCCATTTGTCTATTTTGTTTCTGTTTTCATCAATCAATATATTATACCCTTGTGCATTATTGCCAATGGCAATTTTGCCATCTTTAAAATCCAATAATTCTTTTAATTTTATTGGCAAGACGGTATATTTTTTGCCCTGTGCTTCAAAAATAACGCCGCTGCCTAGCATAACAGACAACGGCGTTTTGTCAGTTTTCTTACTTTCTTTATCTGTCATAAAATCACCTCCTAATTATTTAAAAATAGAGCCATGATTATGCCCTTTTAACAAATACAGTATCAATGGCCTTATTGTTGCCTCTGGGCTTTAGCACCCTAAGATTAAAACTCCACGGTTGGGCTTCTCTCCCTTTTTGAGGCGGGTTAATATCGCCAACTGCTTTGCATCTGTCAATAACGATATTTGTATCGTATATGTCAGATTCATCTTCGCTTGTTGCTTCGCCTGAAATGACAACATATAAGGTTGGCCTGTTGACAACTTTTGGCAAACCAACAGCTTCGGCAGCAGTTGCAGTCCAATCATAGGTAACAAATACGTTTTTCCCTGCATCTACACTATTAAACGTAATAACATCTGCACTTATTGAGAATTGCCCTACTGCTGGCGATGCACTAACTTTAACAAACGGCGAAGAATCTTCTCCTAATACGATTGGTGTAATGTTTGAATTTGGCGTATGCTTCAATGTTGCAGTAAAAGGTGATGCAGACGGGATAAGGATTTCCTCGTCGTTTTGCCTCATATTCTTATTTGACAATTTTTCTATGGTAGTGCCTAACAAGAATGCATAGAGTTCCGGCTGATAGCTGGATAACGTTACTGTAATCTGCCCTGCAATACCAGTATCATAAACGCCCATCGGCCAATCGCTATTGCCATCGGTCATATCTTGAGTATTAATTGTCGGAGACTCCTGTATGGATTGGACTGTGCCATTGCGTATGCACATATTTTCAGGGATATGATTAAGCAATCCATTTACGTATTTGGTTAAGGCAATTTTACCTGCTTTATTGAAAATAACTGACTTCATAGTTCAACAACTCCTTTCAAATAGTGTAATAATATGAAAATCTACAGCCAAAACAATAAAAGCCTGGAACTGTAGGCAAATCACCAAGTTGTCCTTCAAATTTTAAAATATGATTTTCAACATACCGGTTATGAAGTATTTCTTTAACTCGCTTAATGACGTTTTCTGCCACATAATCTTCTTTAATAGGCACGTGGCAGTCTATTTGGATAATGCCTCTTTGTTGAATCTCATTCCTCGTGCTGGAAGAAGGTCTGTGATAGATGTTTAATCGTTTGGTATCGTTTACCAATTCGTCCCACTGGTTCCGTTTTAATATATGTTCAGCCTTTTCCACATCAGTTTTCCCAGTGAGTCCTAGCAAATTAATAACAACAGCATCGTTATAGATAAGCATATATACAGCATCTTTTAATTTTGTTGGGTCAAAACAAAGACACCACCTCCATTAATCTGTGGTAATAAAAAACAAGTGGAAAGGGAATTTTTCCAATACTGATTTAACAATATTTTGTATTTCGCCATTTGTCATCCATCGTGCTGTTGTTTCTAGTGCATGAGAAGGCGGATGCGGTACAAATGCATACTTGCCTCTGTATGCAGGATATTCAATTTCACGACCTTCAAGTTTACCTTTTGATACGACTTGTTCTCCAAAAATGTTAGTATATGTTCCTGCAGGACGACCAACTACTGTATAACCAAAACGCTGTGGGTTCCATAATTCGCTTCCTATATATTTCTGTAAAGCAGGATTACTTCTATCCATCATGCTACCAGTTCCATAGTTGTCCATTGCTGCATAAGCACCACCAACAACCGTTATCGCTATTATATCTGCAATAATCTTGACATCATCTAAAGATATATCTTGGAGGCTGTTAGCGCCTTCTGGAGTAAGCATGTGCGAACGTGCTTCGTCAAGGAATCTTTTTGCAGCTTCAAACAAGGCAGTCGAAAGATACATTTTTAATGCAATAATACAAGCGTTGGCATTAAACATTATCCCATATTTTCAATCCCCCTTTGCCGTTGCAGAATTCATACAGACGCTATGAGTTCAAGCATTTTTAAGTTGGCATAATTGACAAATTTTCCACATTCTTCGTCCCAGTTGTGTTTATATTTTGGAACATTGAACGGTTCATGCAATGTACGGCTTTTTAATGCTATGCATAAAACGCCACATAGATAATGTAATGCAACATCGACAAGTTTTTTATACTTGTCTTCCGAATTGATTGTTTTCCCTTCTTCCCTCATGGTTTCAAGGGAAGGGCTTATTAACAATTTCATTGCGCCTATATTAATATCTGCATCAATAATATTATTAGGCAAAAGAGTATCGTCAACCGATAACATTTTCCTAACCTTGTCATGATACCCTTCTCCTAAATATTCTTCATACATAAAAATCCCTCCATTTAATCTGGTCTTCTGTCGGCAGATAATTGAATTTGCACTATGCCTTGCAGCCCAACATCATCAATACTTTCAACCTGATATTTTTTGTTGTTGGAATTAAAAACTATACGGTATAGCAATTCTATAGAATATAATTTTGGCAATTGTGCGATATATAAAGTCTGTTCAAGCAATCCTGCATTAGATTGTCTCAAACGATAATTAACAACCTCAACATAAGCCGTGATATTGCTATTTACTGGCTGCCAGGAGACAATAACATTTTTATTGGCATCAACGTTTTTAACAGGCTTTTTAAGTGTCAATGTCATATTTGATTTTACTGCATAAAAAAACTTTTCACCAAATGTAAAATCGTCAATGACAGACTGTATTATATAATCATTGTTGCCTACACGAATTATATCGCCACTCACTAAACCTGCATCAGCAAGTATTAGCCCTTCAAAATACGATTCTCTTGCAGCAAGGTCAATAATAGCTCTTGTAGCATTTCGCATAGATACAAATGATTGTATTGGTACAGCACGCAATATTGTACAAGGCGTGCCATATGCTTTCAGGTAGTTTTCAGCATATGAAGGCATAATATATCCCACCTTATTGGTCGTATATCTGTTGTATTAGCCCGAAAATTCTTATGCCAGGCACTATATTTTCGTCTATCTTACCCAAAAGCAAATCTCTTTCTTCCTTCAAAATCTCTTGCAGTTTGAACCAATCCATATATGCTTCTTTTGAGAAATGCGGGCCGGCTTCACGTTGAGGCAATCTTGATGGCATAGATGGGCATAGCAAAGCTGCACATTCGCACACTACAGCAGCTTCAAGATACATTTTTTTAGTCCCTGTCAATTCGGCATAATTTGGTATAATTTCGATAATATTTGCCTCTGCAATATTTATAATATCAGGTTGCTGGATGGCAGAATCAGGTAAATGAGCCGATGATACGCCTAATTTATCTCTGACTCTCTGTTCCCATCCAGCAGTAGTTAAAATTAAATTTGGCATAGGGGTTACCCCCTTTCTTTAATCAATTTCAAGTATCTTATTAGCCTCATTAAACATCTTGGCAAATCCTGCGGTTTCAGATATAGTAAGCACCTGTGTCTGATTAGTAATAAACTTGTCTGCTTCCTGAATATCCGAACCAGCTTCTATAATTTTTTCAATACAATACCTTCTATCAATTCCATACAGTGCAACATGAGTATTAATTTTTTCAACATATGGATTGTAAAGCAAGGTAACATTTGTCCAGAGCTGTTGTGGCAGTTCTACCCTGGCAGTAATAGCCATGCCTTTCAACAGGAAGTCCATCATCTGCGTGGCATCGTTAGGATAGAGAATATCGAGTACTTGCAATAATCCATCCTCGCTCGCAACTACGGTATTGCATTGATACGGATAGAAGCGGAGCAGGAACCTTAGCCATGCAGCTTTGGACAATTTGCCACTGGTAGCACTGGGGTCAAGGTCGGTTTTAGCTTTCAGTATGGGAGCAGCAGTATTTTCATTAGTATCGCCATTCTTGACAATATCAAGCACGTCAATAACTTCGTCTTGTGAAGCCTGTTCGCCAATCCTTCTGATATGCACAGCAAGCAAATCAATCCTCATGCGCCTTATGACTTCATAAGATGCTTCTATAGCACGTCCATATTTCCATATCTTGACTGCATTTTCTCTTGTTTTCAGCCTTGATTTTGGCAATTCAGCAGCTTCGGTTACTCTTACCTTTTTTGTAGCCTTTTTGTTTGCGTCGCTATCATCACAATAAATACTACGATAGGCATTGCCTTCTATTGTTGTGGTGGTTGCTAACAAATAAGGCAATATGCTTGACTGTGCTAGAGCTTCTCTTAATTGGGTTGCAATATATTCAGGGAATAATACTTTGCTTTCTTCGGTTCTGTAAAAAGCCTCAACCTTTGAAGCAATTATGCCCTTTTCAGGGATGGATTGGGTGACTATGTCTTGTTTCTTTAATTGATACTCAAATGCGGTTAGCTTGCTGCCTTCTGGAACAGGAGCAATTTGTTCAAGCAATTGCGATAATGTCATTTCTTTTTCAGCAGCAATATTATACAAATCTCTACTTAATACAAATTCTGACATCTGTATCCACTTCCTTTCTTAAAATTTTAAATTTTTAACCAATAAAAACAACGACCGTATTTTCTGTGCTGTCGACAGACATGGCATAAGCAGGTCCAACGTTGCCGGAAGCAACTGCGCTTACTGCGCCGCTACCATTGACACAAACAAAACTGTTTGCAGTAGGGAGTGCGCCAGATATACCAGGAGCTGTCCTAAACCCCTTAACCTGAACAGTCATGTATCCGTCATCCTCATACTTATCGATAATGCCTCTTAATGGGTTGCCTGCCGTGCCAAAACCCATTTGACCGTTGCCTGTAACTGTTACGGCTTTGCCTTCTACAGCAGCCGCACCAGATATTAATGCAACTGCGCTTACACTGCCCGCAGCCTGCACTGTTACATATAGTGCACCTATCCCTTCAAATTCAATTCCTCTTGTTGACATTTAAAATCCACTCCTTTCTGGAAAATAACATAAAAATAACCGCTTTTTAGGCGGTTTGGCTCAATTTAAATTTTGCATTGTTTTGTTTTACTTTACCTTAAACGCTTCATCAGGTATTTTATTTTCCTGATTTGTCCTTAACGCTGGATTTGTCCTTCTGCCAGCAGGTATGGTAGCTTTGGCCTGTGCTTCCCAGGTCTTTGCAATATCTTTTATTGCCTGCGTAGACATGCCTGCAAAGGTATTCCTCCATGTATCGGCAGGGAAGTCGTTGCCCATAGCCCTGACACCCCATGCAATAGCATCTTCGACTGTCTGTTTGTGATAGTCAATGCCTTCCTTCGCAAAGCGCAGAACTTCATCGGCAGTATACTCTTTGCCAAGCTTTTCGGTTGCCTGTTCCTGGGTCAAGAACTGACATTCTTTAGCCAATTTAATCTGTTCCTCAGTGTTATTTTGGATGTTCTCGGCTAACAATTTGAAAATCTCGACATCATCGTATTCCCTGCCATCTTCAATTGCTATTCCAAGTGCTTTCATTTTCCCCAGAAGTTCCTTTTTCTTTTCGAGAATTTCCTTTTCATTCATTCTACTTTCACCACCTTTCATGATTGATATGTTGTTGCTTGAGAAAGCATGAACCTTTTTATGGTTAGCCTTCTTTACAAAAGTCAGAATACCGCCTTTGCTACTGTATGTGCCATATACTCTGGTATCAAGCGGAATTTGTTTAAAATCATCAAATACAGTGAATATACCATGCTCGTTTTCGAAAACATCACCTACAGCACAAAGACTTGTACCTGCTCCAGGATATGCACCATCAAACACGGCAGAATCTTCCATCAAATAACCAGGCGGTTTTGCAATAACCCAGCAAAGTTTAACCTCGTTAGTTTCCTCGTTGATAATATATTTTTTGCCTGGTATATGTGGGCATTTAAGTAGATTCCTTATATCCTCACCGCATATAGAACATTCAAACTTATCTGCCCCCCATCCAATAGATGTGTCAAATAGTACACCTGTTTCAATATCTGATATGATTGCATCTGTGCTAATGCCATCCTTTTCTTGTCCACGAACAATATAAGTGGTACCATTGAACGATAATGTTTCGCCTTCAACAACTCCATCTTTGCTTAACCAGCCCTCAAATACTCTGCCATATGGCAATGCAGGTTTTGGTCTGCCGAATCCTGCCCATGAATGGTCGAGCAAGAACGACACGCCAGCATTTGCATTTTCAACAAAGATTTCTAGCAACGGTATGGATAATTGTATATACCGGTTTGGGATAATCATATCGCCAGCCATTTTGTGCGTATAAACAAAAACCTCATCTTTCGACAGAGGCCTTTTTGCTATGCGATTTATCTTTTCAAGCTGGCCTGGTGTCGGTTCGCCGAATTTGCGAACAAAAGTTTCTGCGTCATTCCCAAAAGCATTGCTTTCGCCTTCTTCATCGTCCTGGAATCTTGCCATTTGACGTTCAGCTACTCGTCTTACTGCTGGCTTATCATCAGCAGGTATATCGCTATTTTCAATCCGTGCAAGAGCATTTTGGACTGCGTTGTGCACTACATGAGGTCCACCGTTTTCAATTCGGCAATAAGGAAACTTCAATTGTTCAAAGTTTCTTAATTCTCCGGCTTCATGCCAGAAATAGACCTTTTTAAGTTTACCCCAATCAATTTTATCTTTGTCTCCGCTTCCATCACTGGAAGCCCATCGCCTTAGCCCTGGTTCTGCTGCGCTTGCATCCCAGCTTCTATTTGGCGATAATGGAAAATCATGATAAGGTTCCGCAGGCATAATTAATCACCTTCTTTCCATCCACATTCTTTAAATGTTGATTCTGAATATTTTACATATGCGGGAGGATGATGAAAACCACAACTCCCACAAGCAAATCCTCTAGAAGTTTCATACAAACAACCACCGCATTTTGGACAAATTTTAATTGTCGGCTTCGGAAATATTTGACAATAGTCTTGTCCCCGGACATTTATCATTTCCACCAACATCACCTCCTAAACAGGTCGACAACCTTCTTCGATATGCTTTTCTGTTCGTTTTCAAGCACTTTGATTTTATTGTCGATAATCTCGCTGGAATCATTGCTAAAACTTACTCTAGCCGAATCAGCAGGCGGTTCTCCAGCAGCTTTTTCAGTTCCCATTACTTCCTGTGCCGCCTTATCATTGTCAATCCAACCCATTAATACGGCTATTGCATAGAATTTCTGTTTGAGCAAATTGACTGTCATTCGCTGTTCTTCGGAATTCCAGTCAAGTATGTTATGCTTAAATACCGGTATTGCCTGAACGCCATTAACTCTACACCATAACCTTGCAATTTCTTCAATAAGCCGTTTGCTGCCACGCTGACAGGAAGCAATGCCTGAACAAAAGATGCGGAACTGGACTGTGCCCCACGATTCGGTAACGCCCTGATTCCTGTTCATAAAAATAGCCATCTGCTTTGTGCCTGAGAGCGTTTGGACATCAAGCAGTTCGCTTATAGCTCTTACATCAAGGCTCCTTGACGCATTTGCGCCGTTGCTCATGTTAACCTTTACATTGTTGTAATGGATATAATCATCATCAGGATTAAGCTTCTGGAATAATTTTTCTATCCATGCCCATTCATCTTCCAGGTATTGCCTTAACTTTTCAGGATTGTTTTTTATATGCGAAGGTATGACAGCCATTATTTTATCCAAATCAATTTCTATATCGTTGCGTGGATAGCCTTGATGATGGAGTACCGCTTGCAGGTCTTGCAAAATTTGCATCTGAAAATCAATTGCTTGCAATACAGGCGACAGTGTTAGTGTGCCACGTGGGTCACCAATATCCGGGTCGGATGGTACCCAGAAGAAATTTGCGTTTTGCGGGTCAAGGTAAACTTTTTTACCTAATTGCCATTGATACGGTATCCATTTTTTATGCCCATCAACATCGCCAAGTTCCCAGTATATTGTTTGAGGTTTTACCACATAAACATCATAAATATCCTTCCTATCATCCGTAACCTCAACTTCAACAGCCATTCCACCCAACATGAATGAGCTAAGGTGAAGCTGGTCTATCAACCCGTCAAGCCCAGAATTGCTTATTTCATTTATCCTTGCAGCAAATTCACGCCATTCGTCTTCCAAATACGTAATTCTTGATTTTGCTTTTCCTGTGGTATAAAAATGCATTTCGTTGCCTTGATTTGCAAGCCTTATAAAGTTCCAGACAGCCATTGACACATCAGGATTGACTTTTTTGAGAAATTCTATGGCACTTGATTCGTCTGGGATTTGCCTCAAACTTTTAAGTATATTTACTATCCGTGAATTATAAGGCGATAGGGTAGATGTATAGCCATTGCCTATAATTGTACGTCGTCCAGTTGGGATATTTTTTGGTTCATCTCTTGACCGTGCAAAAATTTTATTCCAAAATCCCATTTTATCACCTTCATTCTTTTAGCTTTTCTATTTCTTCAAGCAACTGTGCTTTTGCCAAGTTAATCAATCTCTGGTTATTTTCTATTAATTCTGTTAGAAATTTAATATCATCCTTATCAACTTCAATTTCACCGTAATTTGTTAAATTGACTGCCCATGTTATCATTTTTGCAGGCTTGCCTACTGTTGATGTCGCAAGCAGGTTTGCCAGTATATCGCTTAATTTTTCGGGCAAAGGTTCGCCTTTGAGGTTGACAAGGTTTTTGTCAAGGTTAAGTTTCATATGGTCGCCTCCTGCAACAAATTTATGTTTGCAAACATTTTTATCATTCGATGGTTCTTCAACCGATTCAAGCTCGTCAGGGAAATAGCCACACCTGTCACCATCATCAAATACCAAGAATAATCTTTTCCCGTCGCTGGCATACAGTTCTCCGATTTTGTCAGGATGAAGCGTATTATAATCGCTTTTTAACTTTGAATTTCATGCAATATGTTAAACCTCCTTTTTCTTTGCTAGGACATACACAAGATAAGGCTCCGATGGTTCAGGCCCAAAACGTTTTGCCCATTCTGCGCCTGCAACACCAGCCATAACTATTTCCAAACCAGCTCTTTTATGCAATTCTTCTAAAGAAGGCACATCAAAGTCTAGTTCATTCTTCCATTCGGCTGTTGTTCTTGCTTTTGCGTTTTTGTACGCAAGGCAATTCTTGTTTGGCACATAATTCAGCACATACTTTTTGCTTAGCGAACTCATTTTTCTTATAATTTGCGGTATTTCATCAATAGGGTAGTGTTCAAGCAACCCCGATGAAAACACAAGGTCATATTTTTTCTTGCCTCTTGCATCTATAGTTCTTATATCTGCCTTCACAACATCTTCTCTTTGCGGAGCCAGGTCTATGCCATGTGCTTCTATCCCTATATCTTTTAAAGCATCTATAAGTTCCCCAGAGTAGCATCCAACTTCAAGTGCTGTTTTAACGCCTGTAAACGCATAGTAGTTCTTAATCCAATCTGCAAAGCCTCTTACAAAGGATTCATCATTAAATTTCATAATATCACCTTCCAAAAATTTTTATTTTTCAAGAGTTAGCAAATGCATTAATAATTGACTTCCAGCGCATTTTCCATATCTCTATGTCAAAGCATTCAACTGCAATTTCACGGTTCCTTTTGCCAAACTTCTCTCGCAATCCGGCATCGTTGGCAAGATAATCTATATATTGTGTCAAATCATCATGGTTCGGGTCGTAAACAAATGCATTATAATTGTCAATAACCGCATCGCCAAGCCCACCAACAGGCGTTGTTATAATAGGCAATCCGCAGGACATACTCTCCAACAAGCTCAATGAAAGTCCTTCACAGGCAATCGTTGGCACAACTGAAATATCGGCCTGCTGGTATTGCTCCGGCATATCATCCATATCCTTGTGTATAAAATGGATATTGGGCGAATCTTTGTAAAAATTAATCAGGCTATTTTCCATTTCTTTTTCGCCTGCCTGGCCGATAGATATAAAGTTATATTTCATATAACGTCTTATATTGTTTTTCAAATAATCCATTGCTTTTTCAGGGCTTTCCGCTTTTAATTTTTTAAATTCCGGTTCGTTTTTTATCTTTTCGGTTGCGGCATCCATATAGTATTTATAAGCATGGATAAATTCATTACAGCCTCTTAACATTGTAAGCCTTCGTGGACAAATTATATTTATCCCTTCCCACGTTTTGTTAGTATTAGGTACAAACTTCTTTGTATCTACAAAGTTATAGATAATGCGTATTCTTGATTCAGAACCCGGCGATAATGAGCGTATAACCTTTTTCACGTTTGAATCAACAGCTATGCATACATCAACGTTTTCTATGCCATACAAATGTCTTTTTAAGAATTCTTTGTGTTCAATCTCGTTACAAGTATTGTAAATGTAATACGGATAATCCCAGTAAATCCCGTGATGTATCGAGATTGCGGGCTTTAAGGCATATGGATATGCCAAAAACGGTGCAAAATATATGCGCAAATCCGCAAACGATGATATTTCGTTAAATGTCATATTTAAACTGACATTTACTCCATATGCCCAGTTATCATTATTTGGGATACAAATAACAGGCATACCTTTGTATTCTTTTATTATTTGCCCAAACTTTACCGATTTGTTATCTGCCGTATTAGTTGATACAGGTTGATAAATATTAACCAAATGCCCTTCTGAACGCAACAATTTCCATAATTCGTATAGATAACGTTCTGCACCCCCGAATATAATTCTGTCATTGCCATGTATTTCTTTGACAGAATGATAAAAATACGATGTTAAAATTGCAATTTTCATAAATACCTCCCCAAAAATTTTATTATTTATGCCAAAATCAGCCTTTGATTGGCTTCAAGGCAATAGTCTTCGCTTATTTCAAATCCTATAAATTGTCTATTTAACTTTTTACAACATATTGCGGTAGTACCGCTACCCATGAACGGGTCAAGGACAATATCGTTTTCGTTAGATAATAACTTAATCAAATCTGTCCAACAGTTTAACGGTCTTCGTGCAGGATGTTTTGTGTCATTGGGCGGTTTTTCGACCCATACATCCATAAACCCAACACAATTGTTATTGTTTAATTTGCGGAATTCGCCTTTTGTAAAATCCAGAATAGCCTCCCACGAATACGGCCATTGGCCTGGGTAACTGCCTGCTTTTCTGCCGGGGTTGTGCCATATGCCCAAATGTCTAAAAACAAAGCCCATGCTTTCCAGCATAGGCTTATATGTCCAAATTTGTTTTTGTGCGCAAGTAAAAGTCAAGTGCGACTTTGGTTTCAGCACTCTATACATTTCCTTGAACACATCCTGCATCCATTGCCAAAACTGCTTTTCGCTCATATTATCGTTATATTTATCATATTTCAACCCGATATTGTATGGCGGGTCTGTCAATACAAGGTCGATAGTTTCATCGTTTAGCAATTTCATACCATTGACGCAATCCATGTTATAAATTTTATTTATTTCAAGCAACCACATCACTTCTTTTTACATTGCCGACTTTTACAATCCACGGTATTGTTACTTCCGAAATAATGAAATTTTTAAAAGCAAGCATCATAGCAGTTACAAGGTCGTCATGCTTGCGGGCCGTTGAACTATGATACCTTATTAAACCGCTTTCAGTAATGGAGTATTCATAATCCAACAATTCATTAATGAGTGGTTCATAATTCGGATACACTATGATTTTCTGTTCTATCAACATTGCAAGATTGTTTACAAGCTGTTCTTTAATCTGATTAGAGAAAAATATGGCCTCAACTTCAAGTCCACGCAGCGTTAACTGTTCAGGTATGGTTTCGCCTAGCCCTGTTTTGTCCAAAATAACCCTAGCATTATTGTATTTTTGTGACAAATATGCAATTGTGTCAAACTGATAAGTCCAATCTTTCCCTTTCCATTGTTCAACCCTGACAGCTTGGCCTTTGCTATTCCTTACTACAACACCTGAATTGTCGATAGATTTTGCAGGGTCATAACCGATAATATATTCTTCGCCAGGCTCAGGTTCGTCAGAACCCGTATAAGTAGCACAATCCTTTGCAGTAGGGAATACAGAATTGCCTTCCGCCAGAAATTCCGCCATGATTTCTTGCCTGAAAATCCGTTCGGGGTATCTTTTTTTAGCTCTTTCCAGCCAGTTTCTATCGATATATGGATTATCATATGATGTAAACCGCCAGCTTTCCCATTCAGGGTCGTAATCAGGGTCGTCTTTCTGTCCCCATTTATACATGGTATAGAAAAAATTTCTTCCACGTGGCGAAGAGTTAATTAACCCAATGCCGCCTTTGCCTTTTGGACCTCTGCCAGGCGACATAAGCCTGTTTTCGATGTTAATCCAAACCTGGTCGAAATATTTTATTCTTGCAGCCTCCGTAATAAGCACTATATCAAGTCCAACGCCGACAAGGGCTTCGGGGTCGTCTGCGGAACGTACTTCTATAATACCGTCATTTACCGTAGAAATCATCCTGTCAGATACCCAATAATTCGTAATCCATTGCCGTGGGAAAAACGTTAATAATTCACGCCAGTTTTGTCTTGCCATTGTATATGTAGGAGCAATAATCCAACCATACACGGCAGGGACTAAATCAGGGCCTCTGTCTTCGTTTAGCATTTCTACAAACCGCATTATATATTCATTTGTCATGCAACGGTCTTTGCCCCATCTTGTTCCGCAATTCAACAGCTTAAATCTCGCTTTGCTTTCATGTACAAGTTTCTGTCCCCAGTGAGGTTCGTATGGTATTACAGCTTTCTGCGTACCCTTGTAATTTCTCGTCCTGCATTCTTCGCACATGTCAAAATCAGTATAATCGTTATATTCTTCTATCCATATCTGTTCAAACAGGTTGCCGCATTTTTTGCAGATGGCTTTCTTGCCGCCGCTGTCAGCTTCGATTTTATCGGCTATCCTGTGTATTTTTCTGTGAACTCTTGATACTGTGCTAGGAATTTTATCGTTATTTGATGGCATATAACCAGCTCCTTCAAGTAAAAAAGCCCGGACACAGGAGGCGAGGGGAGGTAAGCCCCGCTGGCATAAAGCCACAAAAGTCCTGTGTTATTGCCGGGTAAAGTGCCAGCCAACAACTATTGCCCGCACAGAGAGACGGACGTATCCTGGCTGGCTAGGGGGTATAAAAAATGGCGTGCAAAGGGGTGTTGTAACACGCCATTTATTGACACATTTCAGTTTTGTTTGCAAGTAATTTTAAGCCCTATTTATACGGAACAATAGTCCATTCTTATGCCATACCGATTTTTAACAACCGTTTCGCCGACTCAAACGGCCACTTTTATCGCCTACTTAGGCCGCAACCGGACAAAACCGGATAAGTGGTAAACCTTTACGGTTGGTTATACTTAGTTAATACATTTTTAAATAGACTTCATTTCTGTCTGGGTCAAAATAAATCCCGCCAAACAATTTTAAATCAACAGTTCCGCTCATGTCTGCAATTATGAATTTTGCGTTTTCAGGATATCTCTTAAGCATTTCAACAATTTCTTTTATTGTACATTCCTTAAAATCATCCATAAGAATTGCCTCCCAAAATATTATATCATTATGCTAATTTTCACATAGATTTAATATTTCATCTAATCCTAATCCAAGTTTTGCATATAACAAATCAATAAATCCTATATATTTGCCATTTTCGTCGAAAATGCTAATATTGCCAACTTCATTTGCGACAAGTCGATAATCATTACTTAATTCATTGAGAACAGCTTTCATTTGTTTTACTGTGATGAATTTTTCAACCATATCACCGCCTCCAAATTGATTATACCATATACTCTCTCCAGTGTTCCTTCACGAATCCTCTCATACCTGGACCAGGGTTATACTCCGGATACACCTTCATAAATTCAGCTTCACAATCCTCCAAAGTATCACCTTTGATAATGCCATGCTTGATGAGGTAGAGCAGGCATATTGAAGGGGAACGGGACATGCCCTCATTGCAATGCACCAATATTTTTAGTCCTTCGCCCAATTTTTGCTCAATAAAATCAAGTGCTTTGTCAATCATGCGCTTGTCAAAGAATGAAGAGCTTGGAGCATCGACGATGTTCAATGCCAACCTGTTACCACGCTCAGCCCATAGATATTCGGGCGAATCTTTTGGACAGCCACGGGTAGTATAGCCAACAAATTGCCTATGATAAGGCTCTTTTGCCGCATGCACAATTGCCCATCCGTGTACTTGTGAAATCGTTCCGAAATTGATTTTTTTTATATTGAAATCTATTTCTTTTCCACAATAAAGGTTTTTAAACACTTCTCTCATAATAATCGCCTCTATCGGCTTCAAACAATACATCCGCTTAAATTCTTCGGAAGGCTCTTGCCCTTCTGACGCTTTAATAATCTCTCTGATAAATTCTTCTGCTGT